ACTGGATACAACAAGGTCTCAATGGAGTCTTTGTTACATTAGAACTTAGTGAAGATCTATGTAGTATGCGTTTAGATAGTATGATGACAAACACATCATCTAAGGAAGTGTTTAAGCAGTTAGATGATGTTGAAATGAAAGTTAAGTTGATGCAGAAGAAGTCAGGCAAGTTCCGTATTAAGTATATGCCAGCACAGTCTACAGTAAATGACATTCGTTCGTATGTTAAAGAGTTACAAATACAAACAGGTATGAATGTAGACTTTATTTGCATTGACTACCTTGACTTGTTAATGCCAGTAAGTGTTAAAGTTAATCCAAGTGATGTATTCATTAAAGACAAATATGTATCAGAAGAGATTCGTAACCTAGCAAAAGAATTAAATGTTATTATGGTAACAGCTTCGCAGTTAAATAGAAGCGCAGTAGAAGAAATTGAATTTGACCATAGTCATATATCAGGTGGTATCTCTAAGATTAATACAGCGGATAACGTATTTGGTATCTTTACTAGTAGAGCAATGCGTGAGCGCGGACGTTATCAAATACAGTTAATGAAAACACGTTCTAGTTCTGGTGTAGGTAGTAAAGTAGATTTAGAGTTTGATCGCGAAACATTAAGAATTACTAACTGCGATGAAGTACCAGACAGTAATATGCCAGGAGGTAGTAGTATAATGAATAACATTAAAACAACTTCTACAGTCGGCGAAAGTAGTGTAAGTGACACAATGTCGGAGCCTGCAGACAGTGGTAAAATTGTTGCAGACGTACAAGGTTCAAAGTTAAATAGTTTGCTTAATAAAATTAAGACTAGTTAAATAAATACAGTATTAAAGAGATTTCTAACCATGCAGAAAAAGACCCGTAGTATATTAGAAGAACTTGAAAGTATGCACGTTGAACGTGATACAAGATACCTAATAGAAAGTCGTGCCAGTAACATCATTGACAGTGCAATTCGATTAATGGAATACATTGAAAGGAATTACACAAACGAAGAAGCAGAAAATCTAAACAGAAAGTTACTCAATGCAATGCGTACAAGAGATCCGCGTAAATTCCAACGCAGCCTTAAAAGAACGGACGACCGATGAGAGACTTATTAGATAAATTAAATGCTCCTGTATTAAAAGAAGGCGGCAATGTTTTTAAGGATGCAAACAAGCAACCTGTAACAACAAGAATTCCTAAAGACAAAATTGCTCCTAGTTTAGCATTTGTTGAAAAGATCTTAGGTTTTAAACTAGATCAATGGCTAGGTACCACTGGCAAAAAAGATACCTCGGGTGATATTGATGTTAGTGTAGATGCTAACCAGCACGATAAAAAAGAAATTGCTACACGGTTAAAGCAATGGGCAAAGGATAACGGTTATAAGCCAGGCGAATGGGTTAAGTTAAGTGGAGATAATGTACACTTTAAATTACCTATTGCAGGCACCAATGAATTTGCACAGTTAGATTTAATGTTTGGCAATCCAGTATTCCAACAATGGAGTATGCGTGGAGAGCCAGGCGAATGGAAAGGTGTGCATAGACATATTATTAGTGCAAGCATAGCAAAAGCACAAGGCCTTAAATGGAGTTATAAAGGTGGATTAACAGATCGTAATGATCCTAATAAAGGAACACAAGATCCACAAGAAATTGTTCAAACACTTACACCGGGTTACAGTGGTGATCCGATGGATTGGCACATTGATGATATTTTTCGTTGGGCAGAACAAAAGTACGGAAACAATCCAGAAACATTACAACAGTTATTTGGCGAAGCAGACGCTACATTACAAGCATATCATAGCAAGTCTATTCCGTTATTACATCAAGATCAAGATGTAAATGAAAATGCAATTGATGACATCAACTTCTTAGCTAAGTTAAGAGATCGTATTGTTAATCAAGGCATGCAAATGATTATAGAGGGGGTGAGAATTGAACATCCAGAAGACTTACCTATCGAAATGGGATCACAAGGTCTCAAGCAAGCAATTAATAGTTTATCGAATATTGCTAAGTCTAGCGATCATATTACTATTAAGTGGGATGGTATACCTGCTATTATATTTGGTCGTAAACCTAGTGGTGAATTCGTTCTTACTGATAAATCTGGATTTTTAGCAAAGGGCTATGATGGCAAAGCCACAAGTCCGGAAATGCTTGCACAAATAATGAATAATAGAAAAGGTGGTGGGCGTGAAGAACTTATTAAGATTTATCAAACTTTATGGCCGTTGCTTGAGGCGTCAGTGCCGCCAGGATTCAACGGATACATTATGGGTGACTTGTTATATGCTAGTCGCCCCGATATTAGTAATGGTAGTTATATTTTTACCCCTAATACTGTTACTTACGAAGTAGATGCTACTTCAGATATAGGTAAAGCAATAGGCAAGTCAGAAGCCGCAGTTGCTATACATACCTATGTAGACCAAGAAGGTGGAAAAACGCCACTGAAACATGCACCAGAAGTATTACAACATAGTCCAGGTGTATTGTTCTTAGATCCGTATTTTGACGAGTCACCTAAACTTAATATATCGCCAGAAGATAAGAAAAAGTTACAAGGTATTTCTGCGTTAGCAGCAGATGTTGATAGTTTTATTAATCCTGCTGAATTTAAACGATTGAAAATGTCTAATTTACCTGCATTAATTAAAAAGTATATTAATGCCAAAGTTACTGCTGGTAGCTTCGATAACTTAGGTAATGACTTTATCGAATGGTTACAAACAAGCAAAGAATCAGCACCCAAGATACAACGTATTACAGATTATATAATGGCCAATAAGAAAGGCTTCTGGGCTGTATTAGATGCATTTATTAATTTAGGTGAAGTTAAAACAAACATCATTAACCAGTTAGATCAACAAACAGGATCAGTTAGAGCTCACATTAATGGCGCACACGGCCATGAAGGATATGTAGCAGATACAGAACACGGTCCTATTAAATTTGTTGACAGAATGCGCTTTAGTCAAGCTAATTTTAATAAACAAAGATAATGCTAGTTCATCTAGAGAATTATCTAATCCATCACGAAGCCAATCTGTTATTTAAAACAATACAAAAAACAGGTTCAACTTATTATGAAAACTTGTTACAGTATAACGGGTTTGAATATTTCAGAGAAGGCTCAGTGGAAGTCAGTAATTATCATATGGTTGCTTTTATAATGGATCCAAAAAGGAGATATTATAAAGCATTGGCTGAAGATTTTCAAACAATGTATGAAGAATATCCTAAAGAAGTTATAAGGGTTTTAACACATAAAGACTCACTGATAATATCAGACCACTGCGAAGCTGTAACGGTCAATGATATTCCTTTAGAATTAACTCCTGACATTGATTGGATTCCGTTTGATAAAAACAGTATAAAATACTTAAATAAGATATTTGAATATTATAAGCTATCATTGAACACAGATTTTGATGTAGATATCAATGAATCGTCTACATTACAAAAAGAATTGTATAATAAAATTAAAGATGCTGATACTTGGAGAGGATGGATATTAAGATATTATCATAATGATAATATTTTATATGATAATATATCAAGAACCTTTACAAAGATTGATGACGTATCAGAAGAACACTGGAATGACTTAACATGGAAAGATATAAGTTGGTGGAAATCAACGTTTGATTCTAAATCTAATCAAGTACCAGCTAATAGATTAAACCAAAAACTTGGTTTATAAAACTTCGAAAATTTTCTCTTTTGTATAAATAAAAGTAAGACAAGAACATAATGTTCTGTTTAATTAATTTTAGGAGATTTTAATCATGGCTGGCGTAACAAAAGTCAATCCAGTTACCGTATACGGTGACTTTGAACAAGTAGGTAAAGATATCACTTTCTTCACAGTATCTGTAGATGCTTCAGGCTCAACAGGTCCAGAAGGTGCATTACAAGCATTATACTCAGGTATCCAATCAATTTCAACAATTATCGCAGCAGGCGTTCCAGGTGCTAACATGGCATTCGGCGTTGAAGGCGAAATTGGTCAAGCTGAATTAGAAGCAGCAGTACAAGCTATCGGCACAGTCGATGCAGTTGACTTCTCAGCAGCTACAGTAACAGTTGGTACTTTAGCAGTAGCTTAATTTTTACTTAAGACTATAAAAGAAAAAGCCTCGTTTTATACGGGGCTTTTTTATGACCGATAAGTACATACATTATGGAAAAGCATATATATGAATCACCAGATGGTGGATTAACAGTTTATAAACGCTGGCCAGGACAATCAATTAAACAACGAGTTCAAATCCAATTTGATTTTGGCGACGGTTGGAGTGAGTTTTTACATGGTAAGAACTGGGATACCATGGCAGAAGAATTTCCTGCAATAAAAGAAAAATTAGAAGAATTAAAGGTAATAGTAGAACTATGCAAAAAATAAAAGTCAGCACATATTTTGACATTACTCCAACAGGAATAGTACATACATTTAGACCAGCTGCATTACCAATAAAACGTAAAGGCTTTACAATAACAAATGATATTGAGTGGTACCATAGACGTAGACAACAAGCTAATTGGGAAACTATATTTCAAATTGTAATGATGAGAATTCAGCCAGAAACAATAACAGAACCCAAGATGAAAGAAGTTGATGGTAAAAAAGTTTGGAGTTTTGTTTTTAAGAATGAATTAGAATCGACATACGTTGATCCAGCATCAGCAGATCCGTTATATATCTTAAAACAGGATACCGAAGGTGTTCCAATGATTCCAGAGTTAGAAGCGTCGGAACAGTTAGAACCATATTTACAAGTAAATACAAATATATTTTTCGAGTTACTAGATGATTAATTTGAGCCAATTTAAAATAAAAGTTAAAAACTTATTTTCAAATGAGAAGTTACCTCCGGTCCTTAAAGAGGATAATGTATATTATGTTTTTGACAAATATAAAATAGTTAAAGAACAAGGTCGTTTTGCATTATATCGCAGCGAGACCTTTGTTAATTATGTCAATAAGAGTAGTACAGCAATGTCGTGGTGCTTGGCTAATAAATCGCAAAATTGGCAATTAGCACATGATCTAATTTATTATGATAACCAAATCGAATCGAAAAAATTTGATATGGATATTCATAAACAAATGGCAAAAAAAGTAGACAATGACGATGATAGAAACCTACATTATGACCTATATGTAGAATCATTGAATAGGCTAAAGCAGTTTGAGAGGAATCTTCAGAAATCTGTAAATTTGGCTAAATATAATAAAATTAAGGATTTTCAGAATGAATCTAACAGAATTATCACCTAGTATGAATTCAAAAACATTATCAGAATCATACTCAAAGCAATTTGGAAACTCGATTGATGCATCAACATTATCGATCGACGAAGCTCAACGTATGTTATCACAGACACGTGGTAAGATAGTTGAATTTAAACAATCATCAAAAGCGCACACAAGAGAAAACAATCCAGTTTTCTTAAAGTTAATGATGATGGAACAGGCATTGGCTGCCCGTGTTAATGAAACAGAAGAGAACACTATGAACATTAAAAACATCACACAAAATAAAAAATCTGCTTTTGTTAATGCTGTGAAAGAGGCAGCAAAAGGCAAAACAGTTGACACAGCATCTTTACGTTCAATGGGCGTAACAGAATCATTATTAAGTATTGTAGAATCACAAGACTCGGCAGTAGCTTTCATGAAAGGCTTAGTTGAGAAAAAGAAATGCAACGAAAACAAAACACGTTTACAAGAAGGCGAAGTTGACCAAGCACAGGTTGTATTGGCAGCACAAGACATGGTAGACCAAGTACAAAAAATGATCGAAAACATGTCAGACCTTAAAGTAAAAGAATTACCAGCGTTAGCTGATGGTATCCGTGGTCAAATGGGTACAGACCAATCAACTCAATTCCAAACAGCAGCAGGCTCAGCATTAGATAGCTTAGTTGCTGCATTAAGTACAGCAAAAGAAGAGCTCAATTCTGCAACAGGTATTTTAACTGGTGAAGAACTATCAGTTCCGGGCGAAGAAGGCATGGATGACATGGGTATGGATATGGGTATGGACGCTGAGTTAGATGCAGCTCCTACTGATGACATGGCTATGGATGCAGGCTTAGATGCAGAAATGGATGCCTTGGATGCTCCAGAAGGTGACTTAGGTAGAGACCGTATCTAATGTCTGAGATTAAAAAACTCTTAGAAAGTTTAGATGCTATTGACGCAGTAGCACCAACAGAACCATTAAAAGAAGCGGGCATCGACGAAATCGAAGAATTCGAAGAATTAATGGGCGAAATTAGACAATTAATAGATCAAGCATATGGTTTATTACCGCGTGGTGGTATTGAACAACGTAGAGCAGAAAGCTATTGGTACAACACAATGAAAGGTTGTATTGATGGTCAAGCCACAATGCATAGCATGGCTGACTCATTACAAGAATTAAGTGATGCATCCGATGAAGATCCGTATGATGCTGATCATAGTAACGGTGACTGGGTTACAGATAAGAACGCAGATGAGCGTTACGGCCCACAAGGGTAATGAGATTACAAGACATCATACATGAGACCGAAGAAGAAGAATTGGCTGCAATCAGTCAGTTCTTCAAAGGTCGCGCGGATGACGAAGGTATAGCAGGTACCTTATCAACAGATGCTTTTGCTAACATAGCAAACAAATTAGGTTTAAGTGTCGACGCAGAAAAACTTCAACAAATGGTCCAACAAGGCCAAATTGATAATATAGCAGATGTTAACAATGACGAAGTTAAATTTGATTCAGACGAAAAAATTGGTCCAGAAATGATGGGCAGAGATAAAGCTGAAGTAGTTGTTCAGCAAGCAGCAAAACGAGCAGCCGCAAAACGTAAAAAGTAGACAAACTATAGATTTTTTGCTATAGTTACTAAATGCTTACAAATAAATTCAATTACAAACCAATTCCCCGAGAACAAGTAAACGGCAAAAGATTATATGCAACACCGTTAGGTGATAAAGTAGCATCAGTTACTACCATTCTAGATAAAACCAAACCAGAAGAAGCTAAAAAAGCTCTGCAAGAATGGCGAAAACGTGTAGGTCCTGCTAAAGCACAACAAATCACAACAGAAGCTGCGAACCGCGGCACACGAATGCATACCTATTTAGAAAAGTATATTCTAAATGATGAATTTCCACCTCGTGGCACAAATCCATTTAGTTGGCCATCGCATGACATGGCACAGGTAGTAGTTCAAGAAGGGTTAAACAAAGTAGATGAATATTGGGGTACAGAAGTTCCATTATACTTTCCAAAAGTGTATGCAGGTACCACAGACTTAGTTGGTGTACATGATGGTGATGAAGCTATAATGGATTTTAAGCAAGCAAACAAACCAAAGAAGATAGAATGGATTGAAGATTATTTTATACAGTTAACAGCATATGGCGAAGCACATAACGAGATATATGGAACTAACATTAAGAAAGGTGTTGTTATGATGTGTGTACGTCCTACAGAAAAAGCCCCAGGTGTTTATAGTGAACCACCAAAGTATATGGAATGGATACTAGAAGGTGACGACTGGGAACGCTGGCGCAAAAAATGGTGGGAAAGAGTGGAGGAGTTCTATCTGCTCGATAAATAGTTTTAATATGAAACTATTTATGTCAGCCGTGTTAGCAGTATTCCTAGTAGGTTGCGGCGCCTTACCTCAAAAGTA